CGTTCTATGGCTTCCACTAAGGAAATCAAAGCGGCAAACGTCTTGAATAACGCGACTTCTGTAAACATTGGCGATGGCACTACTCTTCTGAGTACGTCACACCCAACACAGAACGGCAACCAGTCTAACACGTTAGCCACAGCGGCTGACTTGTCTGAGACATCACTTGAAGCCATTCTTATCCAAATCGCGGATATGAAGGACGAACGTGGTCTTCGGATTGCTGCCCAAGGTACGCAGTTGGTTATCCCAACGGCCTACACGTTTGTTGCAGAGCGCCTGCTGGAATCCCAGCTTCGCACTGGTACTGCTGACAACGACATCAACGCGATTAAATCTGGCGGCTACTTGCCAAAAGGTTATCATGTGATGCGCCGTCTTACAGACTCAGATGCGTTCTTTGTGACCACTGACGTTCCTGATGGACTGAAAATGTTCCAGCGTTCGCCTATGAAAAAAGGCATGGAAGGCGACTTCGAGACTGGCAACGTGCGCTACAAAGTGCGTGAGCGTTACAGCTTCGGTGTTACTGACTGGCGCGGCCTCTTCGGTTCCGAAGGAGCATAACATTTCTCCAGAATGTTAGCATTAAGGGGCGGTCTTCGGATCGCCTCTTTCTTTTTGTTTAGAGCTGTTGTATCGTGCAGACATCCCTGACAGGCGCATGATGCGGCTGACTTAACCCAGACAGGAGAAACTCATGGGTATTACTACTTTCTCTGGCCCAATAAAGGCTGGCACAATTAAAGATACTACTGGCACAACGCTTGGTTCTAATATTGCTAACGTAGGTCAAGTTGTTATGACGCAGACTTTTTCAGCAGATTTGTCTGGCGGGGCATTAGCCGCAGTCGTACAAGATGTTGTTATTCCTGCTAACTCACAAATCATTGACTGTGTAATTGATGTAATTACTGCGGCGAATGCTACAACCAACTTGAGTGTTGGTGATACTGTTGGCGGTGCAGCAACAATTCTTAACACTTTTGCGAGTGGAACAACTGCTGGACGCAAGTATCCGACAACTCAAGCAGGCGCTGCTTTGGCTTGGCAAGATACAGGAACAGCAGATATTCGTTTAACTGTAACTGCTTCAGCAGCAACAACTGCGGGTTTGGTTCGTTTCACTATTCTATACGCTCAAAACAATAACTTAGCGTGATCCGTCCATAAGGAGTCTTTAAATGGCTGACATTGTATCAGTAAAAAAGCTAAGTGACAGTGTAAGAGAGGCCGTTTTTGCGTTCCAGTATCAATACGTTGATACTGGAGACGAAAACGCCGTATTAAAGATCGATGTGTCAACACTCGCACCAAATGCAAATGGTGAGCCTTGCACTGCTGTTCGCATCATCGAAGGTTGGTGGGTTATTAAGAGTATGACTGTTCGTGTTATGGCGGATGCTGACGTGGACATTATTTTGATGAATATTGGTGATGACGATATTGGTTATCATGATTTCTCTAAATTTGGTGGGCTTCCTTCAACCAAGTCTTATGGCACAAACCCAACTGGTGATGTGAAGTTCACAACAGATGGCGCTGGGGCAGTGGGCGATTCTTATCAATTGGTCTTGAGGGTCATCAAAGAATACTAAAGGAGTAATCGGATGGCGACTTCTAATACAGTAGCGTTTCGCCCAGACGTTGAAGAAATCATCACTGAAGCCTTTGAACGCTGTGGCCTAGACCCACAGGTCCAAACAGGTGATAGGGCTGTGTCCGCAAGGCGCAGCCTTAACTTGCTTTTCTCTGAGTGGGCAAACAGGGGTATCAATTACTGGGCAGTAGAACAGCAGGCTTTGACGCTCATAAACGGGCAGACAACTTACACTTTACCAGTAGGCACTATTGACATCCTTGACGCCGTTGTTCGTGATAGCTCTGGGACAGATACGTCTGATCAGATAATCAACCGCGTGTCGATCTCTGACTATAACCAGCTTCCAAACAAAACTTCCCCCGGCAAGCCCAGTCAGTACATGCTAGATAAACAGTATACGCCTATAGCCTACTTCTGGCAGGTTCCAAACAGGACAACGTACAGCATGGTATACTGGGCCATACGCCAGCTTGAGGACGTTACAGCGTCCAATCAGGACGCCGACATCCCCTACCGTTGGAACGAGTGCATCTGCGCTGGTTTGGCCAGCAAGATGTCTCTAAAGTTTGCAAATGAGAAATTCACAATACTGAACGAAATGTATGAGCGAGCCTTTGCGTTTGCGGCGGCTTCTGATAATGATGGTGTGTCTTTAAGGATTCAGCCAACTGCGCTGAACTTATCATAATGGCAAAATACGCAAGAGGAAAAAAATCTCTCGCAATAAGCGATGTAGGCGGTCTTCGGGTTCCATATACCCAGTTGAAGACCACTTGGGATGGCTTGCGTGTTTCTCCAGAAGACTTTGACCCAAAGCAACCACAGCTAACGCCTGCAAAAAACGTAGTTGATGCGACAGCACTGTTTAACCCACGCCCAGACACAGATCCAGAAAATGTTGTTGTCTTTATCGGATACACCCAAGACTGGACTATAGATCCACGATTGCGCCCCGGCGTTGGGGTGAGCGCCCCCGGTTTTATTGGCTTTACTGGTTTTGAAGTTGAACGAACATCGCAGACAGGTGTTGGTGGATCAGGCGGCGTTGGCACGGCAGAGGCCACAATCCAAACTGAAATTATCGCTGTTGGGCAATCTGGCGATGGTGAAGTTGGAGCCATTGTTAGGGAAATAGTGGTGACTGGGGTCAGCGGGACCGCAGGCGCTGCAAGTGTAGGTGTCGAGGCCCTTGATATCTCAATAGACGAAGCGGGTGTAGGAGGCACTGGCGGCGTTGGTACAGAGGCATTCCTATTGGAAGCCACCCCATCTGGCGTTGGTGGGTCTTCTAATGTAGGCAATGAAGAGCCAGTAGGAGAAATTAATGAAGTTGGCGTTAGCGGCGATGGTGAAGTCGGAACCGCAATAGTAGAAGATCCATTCGGTTGGGGTATAGGACCGTGGGGGCTTGGTCCTTGGGGCGATACCGAAGGTAGGCCACACCCTGTTGGACAGAGCGCAACAGGCGGTATTGGTTCAGTATCAATTCTTGCTGATAACGCGGCTTACCCAAGTGGAACTGGTGGGTCTGGAAATACAGGTGACGAAAACGTTGAAATAGACTATACAGGCTTTGGGTATAATGCATTCGGTGAAGGAACGTGGGGTCAGTAATGAATTACACACAGCTAGTTGAAAACATTCAGAACTTTTTGGAAGATGACAGCCTTGAGCTGCAAGGCTCAATTGACCAAATTATAGATCAGGCGGAGGTAATGATTTTCCAGCGCCTGCCAAACATGCCGTGCTTCCGTAAGACCGTCACAGCAAATATGGTGGCTGGGACTTCTGATTATACTGTTCCATCTGCCCGAATGATCCGTCAGGTATCTGTTATATCCTCCAATGTTGTTTCATATCTAAACCACAGAATTGATTCATATATCCGTGACTATTCGCCTAATGCTACCACGCAGGGTGTTCCAATCATGTACAGCACTAAAAGTGCAGGCACGGCGGGATCTGTTATAACACTTGCCCCAACGCCAAATTCCACAGATACATACCAAGTAGACTATATCGCCCCTGAAGAGGGGCTGAGTTCAAGCAACGCAAACAACTGGATTGGCGACAATGCGGAAAACGTGCTGCTTGCCGCGTGTCTCTATGAAGCCTCAGCATTCCTCAAGGCTGGGGAGACATTGGCGCTTTATAAGACACAATTTGACGAAGCAGTGCAACTTGCAGTACAAGAGATGCAACGCGACTATGCAGCAGAATATAACGGAGGCTTATAATGGCTATCACACAAGCAATGTGTACACAATTCAAACGAGACGTAATGCTTGGACTGCATGATCTCGACACAGATACAATAAAGGTCGCTCTTTACACCAGTTCAGCTACCTTGGGCGCAACTACAACCGCATACGCCACAACCAATGAAGTAGTCGGAACTGGATATACGGCTGGCGGCGTGACATTGGCAAACGCCTCTGTTATAACCAATAGCACAAGCGGTTGCTTTGACTCTGACAATCCAGAGTGGACAAGCGCAACATTTACGGCTCGCGGGGCATTGATCTACAATGACACAGAAAGCGATCTAGCAATTGCGGTCTTGGATTTTGGTGGAGACTTCTCAGTTGCTGGCGGTACATTTCGCATTGTTTTCCCAGCTCAAACTGCTAATACAGCAATTGTAAGGATCGACTGATATGACTTCAACCTTTGTAAATGACCTTCGCCTAAATGAGATGGCAACTGGCGATCAGTCAGGCTCATGGGGAACAGTCACGAACACGAACCTTGAGCTAATTGGCGAGGCGTTTGGTTACGGCACAGAGGCCATTACTACTAACGCCGATACTCACACAACAACAATTGCAGATGGCGCTACAGACGCTGGTCGATCTATGTTCCTGAAGTACACAGGGACTCTAGACAGTGCGTGTACGATCACAATTGGACCTAACACTGTTAGCAAGATGTGGTTCATTGAGAATGCCACCAGTGGATCTCAGAACATAATCATCTCTCAGGGATCTGGAGCAAACGTCACGATTGCGGCGGGTCAAACCAAGGCTGTCTACAGCGATGGCGCTGGAGCAGGCGCTGCCTTTGTGGATGCCTTTGCTGCTCTGAATGTTGCGGGGGTTTCTCCTACAGAGCTTGCAATCCTTGACGGTGTTACGGCTACCACAGCCGAAATTAATATCTTGGACGGTGTTACGGCTACCACAGCCGAAATTAATATCTTGGACGGTGTTACTTCTACTGCGGCAGAGTTGAACTTAGTTGATGGATCTACTGCGGGTACTATTGTAAACAGTAAAGCTGTTATTTATAGTTCTGGTGGTCAGGTAAATGGAACTTCTTTAGCAATAGCAGGCACAGCGGTTACCTCTACGGCGGCAGAGTTAAACATCCTTGATGGTGCCACGGTCACGACAGCAGAGTTAAATTACAACGACATTACTACCTTGGGCACCTCTCAGGCTAGTAAAGCTGTGACGGCGGATGCTAATGGCGTCGTGACGTTTGACAATGGTATCTCTGAAGAAAGCACAACGATTACGTCCTCTTCTAATGCCGCGACATTAAACTTGCGTGATGGTACAAATTTTCTTCACGATTTAACGGAGAACGTTACTTATACATTTAGCAACCCCGCAGCGTCAGGGAAGGTGTCGAGTTTCACGCTAAAAGTTATCCAAGATAGCACAGCAAGAACAATTACTTGGCCCACTTCGGTAGATTGGGCGGCGGCTACTGCACCGACGATCACCGCAACGAATAACGGGGTCGATATTTTTGTGTTCTTTACGAACGATAGCGGCACGACTTATTATGGCTTCACTGCTGGGCAGGCAATGGCATGAGTTCTACTGCAAGAAAACTTATGTCGGCTTCTGGTGCTGGTGCTGGTGAAGTCCTGAACGTAGAGGATGTGTTCAGCACTTACTTGTATACTGGTAATAATAATGGCTCAAGTGCTGGCCCAAACCCAACCCATGCCATAACGAATGGGATTAATCTCGCAGATGAGGGCGGTCTTGTCTGGCTTAAAGCCAGGGACAGCAACCCCTATAGTAACAATCATTTTCTTCTAAGCAGTGCTGATAACTACGCTAACGTTCTGTTCTCCAACAACACTGACGCTTCGAGTAATGCTGGGCAATACATTATTGATAGTGTTCAAGAAACCGGATTTACTCTTGGCTACTATGGTTGGACTAACTACACCGACGACCTGATGGCCTCTTGGACATTTCGCAAAGCCCCAAAGTTTTTTGATGTGGTGACTTATACTGGGAATGGCTCTAGTCAAAACCTCAGTCATAACCTTGGTACTATTCCAGGATGTGTCGTCTTCAAGAGAACTGACTCATCTACTAACTGGCTGGTTTGGCATAGAAACATCAACGGTACGGACGCAGATGGTTCCATCAAACTCAACTCCACAGCCGCAAAGCAGAACGGGCAGCCGTGGGATTGGGATGGTGTAACTGATACCTACTTCCCGCTTACTTCTGACTGGACAGAAGTTAATGCTTCTGGTGGAACCTACGTAGCCTACTTCTTCGCCCACAACGATGGTGACGGTGACTTCGGCCCTGATGGTGATGCTGATATTATCAAGTGTGGGAGTTATACTAACTCAGGCTCTGCATGGTCTGTTGACCTTGGATTTGAACCGCAATGGCTTTTGCGTAAACTTACAGATGGCACTGGCTCATGGCAGCTAACAGATAATATGCGAGGATTACTTGCTGATAATGGATCAGGAACTGCTTATGCTAGATTGTTAAAAGCAGAGAGTTCTAATGCGGAAAACAATGCTGCTGGCATTAACATCACTAGCACTGGAATAGAGGGAACTGGGTCAGGTGATACTGGTACCTACATCTACATAGCCATACGCCGTGGTACTAAAGTTCCTGAAAGTGGTACTGAGGTGTTTGTCCCTGCTGTTCAAGGAGTGTCGGGAGCTAATCCAACTTATCCAACAGGTATTGTTACAGACTTTTCTATTACTACTTCGTTGGGTGTTTCAGATAAAAAGATAATGACCCGTCTTTTAGGTGCTACAGAGTTAGTAGCAAGTGACAGTAGTCAAGAAGGCTCCTACACTAATGCCGTTTGGGATTATATGAATGGTTGGGGTAACGAAACAAATCAAACCAACAAATACTCTTGGGCTTGGAAACGTGCGCCGAAATATTTCGATGTCGTTGCTTA